CTCGGCGTTGGGGTCCAGCTCTCGGACCATGTCGGCGGAGGGGGCCGCCGAGGAGGTGTGCTCGGTCATAGTAACGTCCTCAGTTGCGGCGGCAGATTCCGCCTTCCCAGTGCTGGTCCGGGTGACCCGGACCTCCAAATGCTCGTTGTCCTCGCTGCGGCCGACGCCGACGCTGGCGTCGGCGGGCACGCTGACGATCGACACCTCGTGCGGCTCGAACGCCCGCGCGATGTAGTCGCCGTCGCCGGCGTCCTCGTACTCGGTGACGCGGTAGCCGAAGCTCACGTTCCGCAGCCCGCCCTCGACCATCGAGCGCACGCGCTGCGCGTCGGGGTGGTCGAAGAACTTGGCCTGCACGTAGCCGCGCTGGTCGCTGCCGACCCACGCCTTTTCGGCCATGCCGACCACGGCGTCCCAGTTGTGGTTGAACAGCAGCGGCACGGCACCCTGCGCGAAGCGGCTGGTGTCCATGCCGCGCATGTCCAGGATCTCGCGGCCCCAGCCGCGCTCGACCGGCGTCGCGGAGGCGAACGGAAACGAGATCCGGTCGCCTGAGCGCACCTCGATGTCGGCGGTCAGGTCACGCCGCAGCGCCGGCAGTTTCATCGGTTGGCTCATCGGCTACCTCGGGTGTGGGTTCGTCGTCCAGCACGCGGAACGGCATCTGCAGTTCGATCTGCGCCGGCTCGGCGTGCGGGAACGGCACGACGTTGGAGACTTCGACGGCCGGCATGTGGATCGCCGCCGGGTGCATGGACACCTGGACCGCGCCGTCCTCGATGCGGACCTCGGTGGGTTCCACGGTGACGTGCGCCTGGATCGCGCCGGCCGGGATGTTGACGGTGACGCTCGGCGGCGCCTGGTGCGCGGCGATCAACTGGCCGACCAGCTGCGTCAGCGCGCGGATCGCGCGATCGCTGTCGGACTCGGCGTCGTCCGGCTCGGGTTCCGGCTCGGGCTCTGGCGCGGCCACTTCCTGCGGCTCTTCGGGCTTCTCGAACTCGGTGTCGAACTCGAGGTCCAGCTCGGCCATCATGTCCAGCTCGCGGCGCCGGCCGTTCAGCACGTCCTCGAGATCGGCGCCGTTGCCGGTGGCCGCGATCACGTCGGACACGGTGGTGAACCCCGCCAGCACGGCCTCCTTGTAGGCCGCGACCTCCTTAGTCGGATCCACCCAGCCCCAGCCGCGCGGCTTGAACTGCACGGCCTCGAACTTGGCGCGGTTGGCGAGGTACTGCTCGGGCGGGATCGACGGCAGCGCGCCGGCGAGAACCGCCAGGCCCAGCCACTCGCGGTGCAGCGGCTCGCGGAACGAACGGATGAACCACTGCTGCAGCGTGCGCCACAGGTCGCGGTCGTCCAGCAGGGCGAGGCGCGACGACGAGTAGTTGCTCTGGCTGTAGTCGCGCGACAGCGACTCGTAGGACACGCCGACCGACGAGGCGACCTCGCGCAGCATGTAGCGCATGAACGGGTCCAGCTGGGCGTTCGGCCGGTTGGGGGCGAAGCCCTGGAACTGCTCGCCCGGCGCCAGGTGCTGGATGATCCCGCCCTCGAACTCCAGGATCTTCTGGCCGTCCACGGTGTCGTCGGCGACCGGCACCTCGGGGCTCTGGATGAACCCCATGTAGGACGCCGACATCCGCGCCGCGACGATCTCGGCCTCGGTGTAGCCGTCCATGTCGCGCAGCCGCTTGGCCGCAGAGTGGAACCAGCTGACGCCGCGGGTCTGTGGCCAGCGGTCCACGATCCGCAGGTGGATCATCTGCTCGGCCGGGACGCGGATCAGCTTGTCGGTCGCGCCCATGTTGCGGCGGATCTCGCCCGGGTGCAGCTCGCGGATCCAGTAGGCCAGCGGCCTGCCGAACTTGTCCTGCTCGATGCCGAGCTTGGTGACCGTGCCGTTGGCCTCCGGCGCCTCGTAGTCCTCGGCCATGCGCTCGGGCTCGATCACCTCGAGGCGCAGCGGCACAGTGCCGTCGCCGTAGTGCTTGCGGACGAAGATCTCGCCGGCCTCGACCACCTGGCCCATAAGCATCCGCTCGAGGTCCGCGAAGTGCAGCACGCCGCCGGTGTGGCACGTCGCCGGCCGGCACCACTCGCGCCAGACGGCCTCGATCTCGTCGTTCACCCGGTTGTTCAGCCGGTTGCGCGTGGACACCACGCCGGCCTGCATACCGATGCCGTGGCCGACCACGTTGGCGACGACGATTTGCTTGACGCGCTTGCCGTACGGGTTGTCGCGTACCAGCGCCCGGCCGCGCTGGCGCAGCATCCGCAGGCTCTGCGAAAGCTCGGCGTCCTCGGAGGTGTTGCTGCTGTACCAGTCGGCCGTCAAGCGGGACTGGCGCGCGGCCTCGTACATCCGCACCGCCGCCTTCTTCGGCACCCGCTTGTTGAACGGCCACCACTTCATGCGCGGGCGAACCTCACGTAGTAGCGGTTGCCGGACTCGCCGTTGGCCGCCGCATCCTCGCGGGCCACTTCGATCTTCAACTCAGATCGCCACTTAAGCAGCGAGGCTTTATCCCGGCGGATGCGGCGATCGGCGATGGCCGTCTCGATCACGTCCAGCTGGTTCGCTGTCGCCTTGTCCAGCAGGTACGCATCGAGCGCGTCAAGCAACTGTTTCGCGGTGGAGCGCGTGTCGTAGGTCGTGGCCGCGGCCAGGTTCGGCAGCACGGTCAGCAGGCCGTCGTAGACGGGATAGACGGACGTGCCGTCGGTGACGCGGCCGAGCACGGTGTAGGTGCCGGCGGTGTAGCTGTCGGTGCCGACCACGGCAGTTGGGCCGCTGGCGCTGACGGCCGGCACGGACACCAGGTGCGCGCTGCCGGTGGCCGTGGCGGTGAGGGCGATCTTGCTGCCGGCGTTGATCAGCGTGTAGCTGAGCGTCCAGCCGGTGGCCGAGTAGTCGGCCCACGACCGCTTCCACGCCCAGGTCTCGCCTGCGCGCAGCTCGGTCGGTTCGACATCGGGGATCGTAATCGCCATTGCCTGCCAATATGGCAGGCTGGTCCTGTGCGTCTATACAGGGGTTGCCGGTTTCTTAGGAAACCGGCAAGTTGCTATCGGCCGTACACTTTCCAGTGGCTGGTGCGGGCCGGCAGGCCGATCTGCTGCAGCAGCCGGACCTTGTGCAGGCCGGTGGACGCGCGGATGTACACCGTCTGGCCGCCGAGCTCGCGGCACAGCACCGACTCCCAGCCGTCGCGCGGGGTCTGGTGCAGCAGGCTGATGATGCGGGTTACGGCGTCCATCACCACCTCCTCGGCGAGAAGTTGCCGCGTTTCGGGAGCAACGGCTGAACCCGCTTGGCGGATTCCTTGGCAGCCGGTTTTTCTGCCAATGTGCTGTTGGTGTCCCACGCCTGAGCCCATGCCGGCGGGTTCTGCCAGTCGATCTTTCCAAGCATCATCGCCAGCGCCGAATTGTAAACCATCAGGTCCAGCGATTCGTTGCGCTGGCTGACGCGTTCGTAGCCTTTCGGCCCACGGACTTCGGCCAGCAGTTCGCCAAACCAAGTGTCATCCAGCCAGCGCGACAGGTGGATGTAGCCGGGGCCGGGCTCCTCACGGTCGAGATTGGCGAACAGGCGGTCCTTCAGCTCGGTGACCGGCAGCAGGAACACCGGCACGTCGCCACGCCCGCCGGCGCCGCGGCGCAGGCCATCGCGGCGCTTGGCCGTGTCCGGCAACGTCTCGGTGATCGAGGCGATCTTCGGGTCGCCCTTCAGAAGCCGTAGGCGCCGCACCAGGCCCGCGCGGCGCATAAGGCGATACCAGTCGTAGGCCCGCGCCGTCACGCCCTCTAGGCCGCCCGTATCGACCCCCAGCAGCATCAGCGGCATCTGCCTGCCGGTTCCATCTGCCAGCGGGTAGGTCCGGCCGATGACCTCGCGCAACAAGGCCCAGTCCTCGAGATAAGCCGCCGGTTCGACCTGAAGCGGATCCCCGGCATGGTCACCGCGCGGGGATTGGAACAGGTCGAAGCGGTCGATCACCCATCGCTCGCCGTCAACGCCGTGGCCCTCGACCTGCGCCACGAACCGCCTGGCCTGCACGTCCACGGCCGCAGTGAGGAAGCGGACGCCGTCCGGCACGACGGCCCGGTCAATCGGCTCGGCCCTGGCCTGCAGGTCGGTTGCCTTGCGGCTGGCCGCGAGGCGGCGCGGCAAATAGGGCAGACCCTGGTCTTGCTGCGTGGTCGTCCGCAGCGACTCCTCCGATCCTGTCTCGCGGTAACTGCGTTCGGCGCGGATCCAGTTCAGCGCCAGACTGTGCCAGGGCTGGAAGGCCGCGGCGCAGCCCAGCAGCCAGAAGCTCGCAATGGTCGAATCGACCGGCTTGCCGTCCCGTTGGTCGCGCTTCCACTGGCCGCCGGCATTCAGCGCACGCCGGTCCTCCTGCGAATGAATGGCGCCGCAGTGCGGACACGGGACATAAGCCGTGCGGGATGCCTCCACGGGATCCGGCAAGTCCTGGAAGCTCGGCAAGGCCGGCGCCTCGAACGGCTCGCCGCAGTGCAGGCACGACCAGTACCAGCGGCGCCGATCTCCACGGTTGTAGAGCTGGAGGATCCCGGCTTCGACCGGCGGCGCCTGGTGCGGCGTCTCGGCCTTCCAGCGCGGGTCGGTGATGGCGTGCCGCGGGCTCGACTCCGCCAGCGCCATGCCGCCGGACATGTAGGTGGTGATGCGCTTCTTGGCGAGCGCGAACCCCTCGCCCTCGCCGCCGATGTCGGCTGGCATGGCGTCGTAATCGGACAAGGCGACGTAACGCAGATCGCGCTGCGCCATCTGCGCCGAGCTTGGCCACAGCAGCGACAGCATCATGCCGTGGCGATACCGCTTCAGGTGGATGTTGTCGTCATGGCCGCGCGGACTGAGCCAGCCACCGACCTCTGGGGAACCGCGGTGCAACCGATCGACGCGGCGCTTGCTGTAGTCGGCCGCCAATTCCTCGGTCGGGAAGTAGAACCCGGAGTCTCCTGGATCACAGGTCACGATGTAACCGAGCCAGCAGTCGAGCAACGACTGCGTCTTGCCGGTTCGCGCCGGCCCACAGAACACCACGGCCTCGTGCTGCCGCGAGGCCAGCAGATCCATCGGCTCGACCATGTACGGCGTCAGGTCTGGCGACCACGGCCCGGCATAGCCGCCCGGCAACGATAGCCTGACGACCTGCTGCGCCGCCTCGGAAATCCGCATCCGCCGCGGTGGGCGCAGCCCCTCGACCACATCGGCGAGGACGCCGGCAAAGGTTGCGTGGTCAGCCTGGTAGGCCATCCTTCACCCGCTGGTACAGTTCCTCGCGGGCCGCATCGGTGGCCTTGTGAATGCGCTCCACGACCTGCCCGGAGATGCCGCAATCGCGCTCGAGCACGTCGCCGAGCGTGTCCAGGGTGCGGACCGTCTGCTGGATCAGCGCGGCCAGGCCGGCCTCGACCTCACCGGCCGGGATCAATTCGCGGTCACGCTCCTGCAACTGGCGCCGGCGGAACTCGGAGTCGAACCAGTCCTTACGGTCCTTGGGGGATGCTTGGTCGGGGTCGAAGCCGCCATCGTCAGCCGCCTCACGCGCGCCATAGCGCCACTTGGCGACCTCGAGAAGGTCGATCTCCCAGGACACCCCGCGCGACCCGCGCTGAATCACCGGACAGCCAGAACGAACCCACTGCTCAACGGTCGGGATTGACACACCGAACCACTCCGCAACTTCGGCCTTATTGGCTTTGCGGACGGCGGGGACGAAGTCAGCGGCGCGCAGGCTCAACACTTTTCCAGGTAAAACAATAACCTATGTAAATGCGAAAAATTGTTGAAATTCCCGAGCTCGCCGACCCGCTTTATTGCTCTTAGAACAAGGACCCCTCGCCATGCCCCACTTTCTTGGCCGCCGCGCGTTGCTCGATGCGCCTCGCGTTGCGACCTTCCGCAAATTCCGCATTTCGCGACAGTCGTTGGCGGCAATAAGCCAAGCGATTGCAGTCGCATCTTTCTGCGGCGCTGCTTTATGGCAGATCGAGTTTGAGACAACTCAGCCACGCCGCTCCAGCTCCCGCTTGATCAGCTGCTCGATGCGGCGCAGCAAAAACGCGCTGACCTTCGGCGCCTGCTCGGGCAGTTGCTCACCCCAGGCGTGGTACACACCAGGCACAGCGGGCGCAGTGATAGGCAGGCGCTTCATGCTGCGCCTGATGCCCACAGCCACCCCACGACGCAGCCGGTTGATCCAGCCCCGCTCGAGGACTTCCCTGCCGCCCCGCTTCTTGACCTTGTAGGTCGTTCCCTTGCGGGTCTGCTTTGCCGCGAAGTACAGCAGCGGGATCGGCCTGCCTTTGCTCGACAGTTCGGCGACTGGGTTGTCTGGCGTCGCTCGCTTGATGTTGAAGGTTGACCGCACGTCCTTGGCCTTGATGTTCCACTCGCGAGTGATCCCCTTGATTGCCTCGCTGCGTGCGTGGGTCGCCGTGTCGTTGACCGCGCGTGACAGGGTGCGCTTGACGTTGATGTCCAGGGACTGCAGGCGACGAATCACCTGATTCAGTCCCTCGATGCGAACGGTGATTGAGTCAGCCATCGCCTTCTCCCTTGTCAATCCCCGCCAGCCGGCGAAACGCACTGCGCTTGGCTGCGGCGTGCGGTCGTGGGTCGAGGTGTGCGGGATAGCCGTAGATGTGGCCGCGCAGGTTGGTGTCCATGAACGTGCTGCTCGGTGGTGCCCACACCTTCAGGCCCACGGCAGCGTCGAGCCACGCCGCCCAGGCCGCCACGTTGGGGTGGCCGTCCTCGACCCTGCCTGAGTTGTGGTGGTGATAGTCGCCGCCCCAGATGTTGAGCTTCTTGACGCCGACCCAGCCCGCATAGGCCAAGATGTACGGCACGCTGTTGACCCACCAATCGCCGAAGCTCGGTGCCCCGCCGGTCTCGCGTGCAATGCCGTGGATGTCGGTCCACTTCAGCTTTGGGAACGACTGCACCCAGGTGTAAATCTCCTCGAACGGGTAACGCAGGACGTGCGCGGGCCAGTCGGCCGGTCGTTCGCTGGTAATCGTCCAGCGGTCGTGGTTCCACAGCCGCGCGCCGTACCACGGCCACTTGTTGGCCTCGCCCTCGATGTAGTCCATGCAGAAGTGCAGGTCGTGCTGGTGGTGGAACACGCCGCGATTGATCGCCCAGACCTCGTCGGCGCGTGCCAGCTGCTCCGGCGTGTCCGGCGCCAGCCAGCCCTGGTCGTAGTCGTGATGCGACGGCCCGAGGCAGATGAGGTGGACGGTTTCCGGCCGTTTGCCGGTCGGGTGCTTCCAGGCGCGCGGGATCACTGCGTCACCTGGAACGCCGCCTGGTACTCCAGCGTCCGGCCGATCGGGACGACCGTGCGGTCGTTGGTCTGCAGCCACTCGTTTAGTGCTCGCCATTC